ATTTGTGCCCGATGTCCACGTGACCCCTGGCAAAATTCCTACTGGTTGGTTGTTTGCACCACCCGTACCATTTAGGATTGCGTTTTCAATCGAGATAGCCATTTGACGACCTAGTTCGGCGGAAATGTAACTTTCTAGTGCGTCGATACTTGAAGAGTAAGCGGTAGCAGAAATTTCCACAAGTTTAATGTTTTCATAAGCGTTAAGAGATACGGACGTTACGGTGTCATCCGCAGGTGTTCCGTTAGTTCCTTCTGCCTTCCAAGCCGATGCGTTTTTGGCGTTCGCAACGACCATTGTTACGTTGTTGGGGATGTTTGAAACGGAGATTTTTGGAAATAGTACTGATGTTTGACGCAAACGGTCGATAATCATGTTTAACGTGCTAGTTGGTACAGCAGAACCTACACTACCACCAGCGGTTGTTAAAATGCGCTGTTCAACGTCCGACAATTCTTTGCCGAGTAAACGGTTGTAATAACTTTGGCGGTATTCGGGGGATGCCAAAATTTCATCTTTTGTTTTTTCTACGATTTGCACACTCCGAACCTCCTTAGGTTTTTCGATTTTAGAAACGTCTAGTTGTGTTTCTTGTTTTTGAATGGAAGAAGCCAATTTTTCACGCTTTTCAATATCTGATTTTTCTTTATCTAACTCTCTTAATTCTACTTCTGTTTTTTCTAAGTCTACCTCTTGTTCGCCACTCAACAATTCCCTGATTTCTTGTTTTCGTTTTTCAATTTCTGCCAAACGTGGATTCATTGCTCATCCTCCTATAAATATGTTTTTAATATCAGTGTCTTTCGCAAGTTGGCAATCTCCATTGCCTTAATCCGCTTTTCCTCCTCCGATTCAAAACGGCTACGTGCGATAACACTAGTTTGTTCGTAGGCTGGAATATCTACGATACTAATATCATAAATCTTTTTTATACGTTTGACAATACGTAAATTTTTATTTATTGTATCTTCTGCTACTGTGTATGCGTAAGAACATTTTTCAAGGTATCCACCTTTAATTTCTTCATACAAATTGCGACCTTCTTGTGTTCCTGATAGCTTAGCTTTGAAGTATAATCCTTTTTCGTCTACTCTTAGTTCTAACGTTCCGTTTCTTGTCCTAGCAAAAACTTTACCACCGTGATTATAGTTTAATATAATATCTGTCATGTCAACATCATTTAATGCGTTTCTATCGATTGATTCTCTATATTCAGTACCTTTTATTTCGTATAGTACTGTTTCTTTGTTAAACACTAAGGCGTAACCTTCAATCACCATTTCATTTTCGCCAACGTTAAACTGTTGAGTTTGGCGTATCTCCCTCTCCGTTTTCGGAGTCATCGGCGGAAGATTCTTCTTTTGCGTCATCCTCTTTCACTCCTAACTGATACTCGTTAGCTTTCTTAGCGTCTACAAAATTTAAGGATTGTAACCTTATATCCCCATCCTCAACGGGTGACATATTAAATATTTCTCTCATGTCGTTTATAGTGAACATTCCGATTGGTGCTCCTGCCTTTATTAACTCAATTTTAGTTGTATTGCTTGCATATTGTAACCTGTTGGCTTCAAATATAACTTTATTCCCGAATCCACGCTCTCTTTTTGTGAATACTTTTTCGGTAAATTGTAGGGAGAATTGTAATGCAATTGGTTCTAAAATTGATTCAAAAAAAGCGTTAAATTCTTCTTCGTTGTAACAGGATTTAACTATATTTTCTGAAACGTTGAAATATTTGTATACTTTTTCTTCGATGAATTTCATGTGATTAGCGTCTACCATCTTTGCTTCGTTTGACAGTGGTATGTAATCTGCTTTTGCGTCTGTTGCTGCCACACCGCCATTGTTCGTTATATCCAAATATTCTGCTATAAAGGCGTCTCGCTGTTGTTTAATTGCTTCTGGTTTTAATGTCATTGTAAACTTCAAAATACCGCGTATATATGCGCTAGACTTAATCGCATTAATTATACCTTGATTAGTGGTGTTAATTAATTCTAACATAGGCGTAATTGCTTGTAAACTCGATTCGCCGTAAAAATCATTTTTATAAAAAAATCTTTTTAAGTGTATAATTTCAGAATAAGGTACTGTTAATATGTCGCCGTTGTAAAACATAAACTTAACGAAAACTTGCCTATTCGCTTCTAATAATTCTACGTTAGAAGAAGTGATAGGATAAAAACCATTTACTTTTCCTGTTTCATCGTATTGTACTAGTACAAAGGCATTGTTACTTAAATAAAGGTTAGTTACAACTTTGTAGATGAAATTGTAGGCGTCCATGTATGGATTGGGGTACAAAGATAACAACTCGTCTAAATAACTGTCCGACGGTTCGATTTTGCCGTTTAGATAACGAATGTGCTTAGGCTTAAACTTTCCTGCGTGTCGAGCGATTGTGTCAATAACAGAACGAACAACGTCTGATTCGTATGCGTCAGCATTGAAATCGGAAAAGTAAGGCGTGTAACCACTCATCATCTTCATGGATGTTTTTACAGCATTACTTTGTTTGTTCTTTCCGAACACGATATCAAAGAAACTTCGCTTTTCCACGCATACACCTCCTTTATATTAATGCTTTATAATCTTCGTAATACTTAAAGAACGTTGTAAATGCAATGATAAGAGAAACTGCGCCATCAATTCTTTGGCGTTGTACTTTTCCTTTAATTGGACGCATATTTCCGTACTCATCTATTTTAATTGTAGTATTAGTTAAACACCATTTCAACACTGGATTGTTATCGTAGTTTATTCGCTTAGCAGTTAAATCGGCTGCTAATTCCTTCATAGGTTGTGACATTGAAAAGTATGGTACGGATTCTAGTCTGAAACAGTTGTTTTCCATCTCTTTTACCCAATATTGCGAGTTCCATTTGTCGTATCCTACCCATACAACGTGTATGTCGTATTCGTTTTGTAGTTGCAAAAACCATTTTGTTACATCGGAATAATCTACTTTGTTGCCTTCTGTAAGTGTAATAAACCCTTTTTTAGCCCACACATCATAAGGTATTTTATCTTCGTTTACCCTTTTTTCTAATAATTCAGAAGGTATAAAGTATTTTTGTAATACATACTTTTTTCCGTCGGGTTTCTCTACAATAATTGTAGCACAAGTTAAATCACTTGTCGAGGATAAATCTACGCCCCCTATTGCGTAAGTACCTTTTATATCTTCCATCGTGAATGTTTCTTTATTTTCTATTTGTTCAAACGTCAACCACATTCCTGCTACTGTATCTTTTACATTGAAGTCCTTTGTAAGTACAGTCGGTAAAAAGGATGGGTCATTTTTAGCGCGTTGAACATTGTTCTTCAAATCTTCTAAACTTTTAATTGTTCCTAATGCAGGATTTGCTTTTATCCAACAATCCGGATTCATCCATTCGCTTTTTTGGTCTAATTCGTATATAAACGCAAAAAAATGTTTGTCTTCTATTTTTTCGTCTAAAACGTCACAAGCGTATTCGTATATAGAGTCATAAATGCATTCACGTACAAAACCTGCTGTCGTAATCATGTCTAGTATAGGTTGGTCACGTGTTGGAGTGGATTGTTTTAATACGTCATATAAATCCCTATTCTTTACAGCGTGTAATTCGTCAATAACTACATAGTGACAGTTTAATCCGTCTAGCGTTTGTGAGTCGCTTGATAACGGTTCAAACTTTGAAAATGCTTTATCAAAGTATAAGCCATCACGTTTTTTCTTCACAAATGGGTATAACTCTGGTGACTGTTTAATCATATTAACGGATTCGTTGAAAACAATTTTAGCTTGGTCTTTCTTTGTCGCTACGGAGTAAACATCAGAACCGCCTTCTCCATCACCCATCATCATGTATAAAGCGGTTGCTGACTTTTCTGTTGATTTTCCGTTCTTCCTGCCGATAAGCGTAAATACTTCTTTGCATTTTCTTAGATTAGTTTCACGGTCAATCACGCCATACACGGCTTGAATTTTAGCTTTTTGAAACAGTTGTAAGGTTACACTTTGTCCAAACCACTTACCCTTAGACTGTTTACAAAATTTTTCTATAAATTCGATTGGTCGTGTTCCTCTTTCTAAATCTAGTGTATATTTACCGTTATCCTTGTATATATCATCAATTATCTTTTTGTATTGTTGCTTTATTCTGTTACTCGTTATTATTTCTCCGCTTTCTATCCTTTTCCAGTATTCCTCTACGTAATTTTTCATTTTCTTGTTTTTGACATGTAAGAGATGAATTCTCCGCCTGCGTCTTTTGCGGCGTCTTTCGGCAACAAGTCAATAAGTTGCTTGACGATTGACATCTGATTCTTAATCATGACATTGTATACGTCCACTTCTGGAATTTTCTTTGTGCCGTATTGATTCGCACCGTGCTGATAATCTTCTACTAATCCTTTTGTATTAATCGCATCTTCTAAATCTTCTAACGTAATCGCCATAAAAGCAACATTGTTGATAATCTTTTTTACCGTTTCAAGTTTATCTTTTGGAATATCCTTAAAAATTTTCAATAAGCGTGCCTTCTCTTTTTCAATTCTTTCTAGTTTAGTCATATTCATTCATTCTCCTTTTAATTAAATCACCATTATCGTCAAAAATTAATTCTTGTTGCGTTGCAGGGGAAAATTGGTGTTCCATCCCATGACATTTTCTGCATAATAACTCTAAGTTTTCATGCCCTAGTGTAATAGATGAATCGTTTATATTATCGGCGTTTAAGTGTATTTTGTGATGAACCGTATTCCCACTTGCGCCACAACGCTCGCACAAACCAAATACCGACTTAATATAAGACTCTCTACACTTCTTCCATTTTGTAGTGTGATAAAAGTTACCCGCAAATTCCCTAGCCATTTTTAATCGCTTCTAACACTTCTGATTGTGTAATGCCTTTTGTCTGTAAAGCCTTTATAACGACTTCGTCTATCGTGCCTTTGCTGATTATATGGTGTATGAACGTTGGCTTAGTTTGACCTTGTCTATGAAGTCTAGCGTTAGCCTGTTGATACAATTCAAGACTCCATGTTAATCCGAACCATATAATCTTGTTACCACCTTGTTGAAGGTTAAGACCATGACCAGCTGATGCAGGATGAAGCAACAATACGTCTATAAGCCTCGAATTCCAATTCTGAACGTCTTGTGCTGTTTGTAATGTTGATACCTTCTTATCTTTGAAGTCGTGGTGTAGTAGGGCGGAAATACGTTGTAAATCGTGCTTGTATTGATAGAAGATAATAACTGGTTCGTTCTCTACCTCTAACATCTCTTTTAGTGCATCCGTCTTATGGTCGTGTATAATCGTATATTCCGTTTCATTCGTGTATAGTGCACCGTTTGCGAATTGTAACCTTTTACCTGTTAAGACTAATTCGTCTAATTCTTCTTTCGTTGTGGAATTAAGTACCGATAAGAATAATTCGTGTTCCTTCTCTGTTGGGTATACATCGATATAGTTATCAATTCTTTGTGGTAAATTCAAATAATCCTTTGCTTGCATTGATAAACAAAACGGCTGTATAGATAATCTTATCTTACTAGCGTTATCTGGTCTTATTCCCCATTTGACCGTTCTACCGTTTATTTCTAGCAGACTCACGAAGTATCGGTTGAGGTAACCATAGTAATTCCCTCCTAAACTTTTTCCCTCGTCAAGAAGATAAATTTGTGACCATAAATCAGTTAATCCGTTTGATATAGGCGTACCTGTTAATCCTACTACTCGTTTTATTTTACTTCTTACTTTTGTTAACGCTAAAAACCTTTTAGACTTAGGCGATTTGAAAGAAGATAATTCATCTATAACCATCATGTCGTAATCCCATTCATCACCTAAATGCGCTACAAGCCATGGCACGTTTTCCCTGTTTATCACGTGTACGTTGCCGCTTAATAACGCTTTATCACGTTCTTTCGCACTACCCGTTACACTTTTAATCCTAATAGCGTCTAACCCTGCCCATTTATCGCATTCACTTGTCCACGTATACTTTGCTACACGTAACGGTGCAATAATTAAGACTTTTTTAACTTCTTCTGTTTCAAGGAGTTTATTTACCGCCATTAGCGTGATAATCGTTTTGCCTAATCCCATATCAAGGAATAAACCGCAATAAGGCTTAACCAAAATCTTGTTTATTGCCTTACTCTGGTATTCGTGTGGTACAAACTGCACAACACTTATTCACCTCCATATCTTATTATATTAAAAGTAACACAGTGTTATTTGCTTGTCAAACAATATTTTATAAACTTTTTGAGCGGTTTTGTGACAAAAAAATTTCTTGTCACAGATTCTTGTCACAAAAAAAAGTCAATGAATATATAGGCTTTTTAGTGTTTTGTGACAAAGTGACAAAAAAAACAAGTAACTCTATATATGCTATATATCAATATACGTATATTTCTATATATACCTATATATTATTATATATATATTACACAATAATGTTTTAAGTAATATTCTTGTCACATTGTCACAAACACTCAAAAAACATAGAGAGAATAAGGATTTTTTCTGTGACAAAACCTGTGACAACTGTGTGACAAAAAAAATTCTTGTCACAAAATCAAGCATAGAACGCTTATTCGGCTAAACTGGGGATTGCAACTTACTTGGCAAGTGTTCGAATGTGGGACGCGCGGTGC